CTGGGGGTGAATTCGCGCGTTAAGAATAACGTACGACCCAGCGCCTTTCGGCTTAGTACTTAATGGTGTACCTCAGACTAGTTTGTCTGGCTCATCAGAGAAGTCTCCGAGAGTTTCACTCACAGGATTTGATCCCGTGGCGCCCTACGTTAGTGGGCCTTTAGAGATATCCGGCTCCCATCAACCATCTCTGTCTTGATACGGTGTTCCCTTCGGGGTTATGATCACGAAGGACAAGATTTGGCTCTGTTAGGGTTCCGGATAGGGCTTAGGGTTTGCCCTCTATGAAGCAGTGGTTGTAACGGTGTGAATTGTGGTTCGGTCGGCTGGGTTATTTCCCCAGTTGCGTGCCTCACACCTTGAATTCCACTTGTTGGAGAAGTTTCCCTAAACACTACCCGAGTGTATAATCGGTATGGGCCTTGGATGTTGGTTGCCCACCGTCGACACCCGGACATTTGGTTGTTCTGGGTCCTCCCCGAGGCAGCGGTCGTCGACCCTATGGAACTAATGGTCGTTCTTCTCTTTGTTCCACCCCCCAATTACTTTTCTGATGAACCACATATTAGCCAACCGTATGCGTCCCCAGATAGAAAAGTGCCACAATTCGTGGTTGGCATTGTCGGCCCCTCCTTCGGGTCTCTCTTCCTCGGGAACAACAGCGCAGGATCCAATGGCGGAGATCCTTGCGTCGCAGGGCATGGATGATGATGAGCTTGCGAATGCTATGGTATATGACCATGTGCCTGTTGTTAATTTGAGTCAGTCAATCCTTGACCGGTTAGCCCGGCTTGGAGAGATTGATCCTGAGGTCCAAAGAAAGAAAACGTTCGATCGGGCTGAGCAGCTCATTGCGATACGGGGTTCGAAGAACGTCCCGTCTCCGGCTGAACAGGGTTCCGGTGGTGCTGGATCCGCTAACGCGGTTCCGGAACCGAACTACGTGCAATCAAGTCCCCTTTGTGACACTGATTGTGCGGTTTTGGGGGCAACTCCGAATTTGGGAACGACACCGGGTAAGCTATACCTACATCAGCCGTTGTCTTCTTCGTTCGCCGCGTCTGGCCTTTCTTTGGAGGAATCTAGGCAGTTCCTCCGCCGTTGCGTTGTTGGGAAAAAATCATCCCAGCGCGTGCGGTCTTCTTGCTTCGTCCCTGTCCCCGGGATGCCTTCCTCGATGATGTGGTTTAGCCGTTCCACCACTGAGAGGTATGTTGAGAGACGGTCGCGTCGGAGGCAGCGAGATGGCCTCCGGACAAAGGGGTCGGTTGAGAGCGATGAGAAGGTGTGTCGTCGCTTTGCTCATGCCCACTGGACTGCCAGTTCCCACTTTCTGCAGACGGACGATTTGTCCGCGCTTAGCCATTGTCTGTTGGCTGCGGAACTTAAGATTGATTCCCTTAAGCTCTGGAAGTGGGCTCTTAATGCCCTGTTGAGTGTGGCGCTTGATAATCCCTGGCCCCCTCGTCCACCTACCCCCCCGTGCCTTGACGGGGTTTCCGATGAGGAGCTTCTTGGCCGGGTTTTGCATCCCGGGCTCCTCACTTCTTTCCATGGTGGGACACCAATTCATCGGTTACGTCTTGCACTGTCTGTCGCCTCGCAAAAGCGACTCATGCCTGTGCTTCCTAAGTCTCGTGTTCTTGAGGCTCTGCAGAAGCACCGTGATACAGTGTCTTCCGATCCTGGTGTTCTTCCGGCTGATCATCTCCCCCTCTTGCGGCGTGTTTCGTCGGCTATTTTCCGACCCAACCGCCGCCTCTGGCATCCTGGCGAGTTTCCGTTTTCGGAGAAATCCGCTCGCGGATCTTGTCGGATGGCCGGAGGGGGGAGGTCGAAGCTTGGATCAGTGGCTGGTACTAAGGCTGAGTGGGTTGAGCTGGCTCTCCCTTCTCCCCCTTTCCCACCTTTTCCACCATGGGAATTCTCTCTTACTTGTCGTCAGGATAATTCTTTCTTTTCTTCTTTATTTGTTTCCCTTCCTGATGACGAGCTTTCTTTTGTTGGTCCTGGTCGTCTTCGGGTAGAAGTCCCCGTTGGCCCTTATGTGGACCGTCGTGTGCTGATGAATAGGCTCCTCCATGGTAATCCTCTCGATCGCTTCTATGGGGATAAGCGTGTGGTTATTAATGCTGTCGGTATCCCAGATGCGATGAAAATTCGTGTCATTACAAAGGGCCGACCTGAGCAAAACCTTTTACGCCCCCTGCAGAAGTGGATGCATGGAGTCATCCGCACAATTCCCTGTTTCGCCTTCACGGGCGAAATGCCTTCTCCCCCCGCCCTCTCTTCGCTCTTTTCCTTTGCCCAATCAAGGGGTCTCGCTCTTCATTCGGCCGATTACGCATCTGCCACGGACCAGATCCACCCGGATCAATGTACTGAGGTACTGGACGTGGTTTTGGATGCGGTTGGCCCCTATGAGGGAGCCAGCCTCGAGGACTGGAAGGAATTCCGCCGCTTCTCACATGATTCCATGTGTCGGAACACTATTGTGTATCCTCCGGATAAGGAGGATCCGACCGAGGATGATGAGGAGATTGTTGTGGAGCAACGTCGTGGCCAGATGATGGGAAACCTTTTGAGTTTCCCGATCCTTTGTGTGATTAATCTCACCATCTGGGTTGCTGCAGCGGTTGAAGACGGTTTGTTTTCTGTTGAGGAGATTCTTGATAGTTTGGAGCGCCGCGCTGATCTGCCAGTGCGAATTAATGGGGATGATCTCCTCGCTGCTCTACCAATCTCCTCCTCTTTCCCCCGGCACGTCTCGCTCGTACATTGGTCTCTTTCGGTAGGTAAGTCTTATGTCCACTCTTCTGTTGGTATCATTAACTCGATGGCGTTCACCCATGTAGATGGGGAGCTGGTCGAGGTCATGAACGACAAGTTGAAGGGGCTGCTTCCCCGTGATCCGAAGAACCTTACAGATGACGAGCTTAATAGGATCGCCGGTTTGTTTTCTTCTCTTTCTGTTTCCGAGGTTATTTTTCTTTTGCGGTTGCGGGAGAAGAATATCCGCAACATAACCTCGGCTCATCCCCTCCTTCCGCGAACCTTAGGCGGTGCTGGCCTCCTGGACATGATGTCTCCTCAGGATGCCGCTGAAGTTTTTTCTACCCTTGGTTGGCCTGTGCTTAAAGAGCACGCAATTGAGGCGTTGTGGCGACAGGACCCGATTTTTGTTGAGAATCAGGTCAGGGTGTTACGGGAGAAGATGTTCGTACGTGAACTCTTCTTAAGGACAATTGGTCTCCCTAATTACACTCCATCAGTCTGCGCCCAGATTGCCGCGGAGGAGGCGATTGCTCGCCACGTTTTGGACCTTGAGCAGCTTGGTCTACGTGGCCTCTCTTTTCTTTCTTTTTTGCCTGCTCCGTCCCGTGATTCCCCTCCCTTGGACCTTGTTGATTGTGACGAGCTTTGGTTTGATTACCTTGGCCGTTATAGGTCCTCCCGTGGGCAGAGCTTCGACTATACGTGTCTGGTCGGTTATGTGAGGGAGCGATTCCTCGCTAAGGTGGCGATCCGGAGGAAGAAAAGTGTGGTTGTTCAGATGTGTGCAAAGTTGCGTGCTTTTGCAGACACCCCCATTTTTAGGGGTAAGGCTGATCCACTTTTTGTCTTTTCTTTCTCTGGCTTGGCCGATCAGATTTATTTGGGTGGAGATTCCCTGGCTAAGGATATCTCCCGGCGTCTAGTCGATTTTTCTTCTTGCCCTTCTCTTCCCACGTATCCCGTACGTGTTATTCCTTTTTCTCCTCACCCGAAATTCGGGAAGCGTCGTTTAGAGTTGATGCTTTCGGGTAAGGTCCAGCTTGGTCGGTCAGCCGTGACCGCACATCCCCTACTGAGGTAGGGTTAATGTTTAATTTGGCGTGGTCAGCTGGGAGTTTGGTGTTTGGACAGGAGTACTGGTGACAGAGCCCGGGTTGGGGGGGGGCAGGTGGTAGTCACTAAGTTCTGGTACTTGAACACCGAGTTTCCGTCTGGTCTTGTAAGACCATTCGATCGCGGGCCCCGCGTTGGGGCTTTGGCGTCTCCGAAAGGAGCGCAATGGGCTGGTGCCCCGGGTTAATACCCGCGCCGAAGAAGTTGTAGAGGACGGATTTTTCCTGATACAACCGCTCGCTTCACCGTTGGTTCGATTCCAACGGGGCAAGTCTCC